AGACTAGCTGCATTTAAAGCCGAACCGTCAATATATCCAGCACCGTTAGTTATAGCGTTATTGTTAAGAGAAATGTTTGCCGATCCATCAAAACTAACACCAGCTATATTACGAGCAGTGGCAAGGGTAGCTGCGGTTGTAGCTGCAATACCAAGAGCATCAATATCTGACTTCGTTTGATCTGCGGTAGCTGAAGTTTCTATTCCTGATAACTTTGTTTTTTCAGCGTCAGTAAATGCGTTTGTGTCACTTTCTCCCTCGTATAAACTTTTTATTTCAGCACCAGTTTGGTCTGCGGTTGCAGAAGCTTCGATAGCATTAAGTTTTGTATGGTCAGCATCAGTAAACACATTACTATCACTGGCACTTTCTACTAAAGTTCTAATCTCTGCTGCGGTTTGATCGGCTGTAGCTGATGTTTCAACACCTGATAGTTTTGTTTGCTCTGCATCTGTAAAAGCATTTGTATTACTGTTACTTTCGTACGATGTTTTTATCTCAGTAGCAGTTTGATCCGCAGTCGCTCCACTCTCTATCGCATTTAGTTTTGTATGATCTGCGTCTGTGAAAGTATTAGAGTCTGAAGCCGCTTCTACTGCTGTTGCTATTTGTGCAGCCGTTATAGCTCCTGTATTACCATTAACAGATAAAACTTGATCTGTAGGTGTTAATAATTCTGTGAAATCTGCCATTGTTCCAGCAGTTCCACTGTTTCTCACATAAGACTTATTCTGATCTGATCTAACAACAATATCCCCTTCTTGTGTTGTAAGACCTAGCTGTGCAGATTCATTTGCTGCTGTTTGTACAGTAGTAAGTGCTATTTGATCGACATTGAAAGTAGTGCCAGATAAACTTAAACCCGTTCCAGCAGTGTATGTTGTGTCACTACTATTAGCATCAACATAAGCTTTTACTGATTGTTGGCTTGGTACTTTAGTATCGCTGTCAGATGCCATGTTATCTTCATCAATAACAAAACTCATTGCAGCAGTTGAAGCGTCAGTATTCATTACCGCACCAGCAGCGTCTACATTAGTTGCATCTGTGACATCTGCACTAGCTTCTATTGCAGTAAGTTTTGACTTCTCAGCATCCGTAAAAGCATTGGTATTAGATTCGGCTTCATATGCTGTTTTAATTTCTGCTCCTGTCTGATCTGCTGTTGCACTGGTTTCTATACCTGTTAATTTAGTTTTCTCAGTGTCAGTAAAGGCATTGGTATCTGCATTTGCTTCATATGCTGTCTTTATCTCTGCGTTTGTCTGGTCAGCAGTGGCAGAAGCTTCAATACCATCAAGTTTTGTATGATCTGCTGTTGTAAAATTTTCATCAGTTTGTGATGCCACAGCAAAGTCTATAGTGCCATCTGCATCTTGATAAGTTACTGTTATACCTGACTCAGTATTACCTGTGAGCATAGCTCCCACAATATCTTGTATCTCTTCATCAGTTTGATCTGCTGTAGCACTAGCTTCTATTCCTGATAGTTTAGTTTTTTCAGCATCACTAAAAGCATTAGTATCACTTTCAGCTTCATATAGAGATTTTATTTCCGAACCTGTTTGGTCAGCAGTAGCACTTGCTTCTATCGCATTTAACTTTGTATGATCTGCGTCAGTAAATACATTAGAATCTGTAGCTGACTCTACAAGTGTTCTTATCTCACTAGCTGTTTGATCTGCGGTGGCACTACTTTCAATAGCATCTAATTTTGTTTTATCGCTGGCAGACATTGAACCAGCAGCAGATGTTGTGGCTGCTGAAATACTTATAGCAGGTGTTGATCCACCAGAAGAAACTATAGGGGTCGAACCTGTAACTGAAGTTACTCCACCAGCAGAACCAGATGCAGCAGATGTTATTCTTCCCTGTGCATCAACTGTGATATTTGTATTTGTGTAACTACCAGCACTAACAGAAGTGTCAGCTAACTTAGCAGCCGTAACAACATCATTATCAATAGTAAAAGTAGAACCAGAATTACTTACAACAATATCTCCCTTATCACCATCAGAAATTGCTCCATCTGCTCCGTCATTACCAGCAGGGCCTTGAATTCCTTGAATTCCTTGAATTCCTTGACTACCTGTACTACCTGTCGCTCCTGTATCTCCTTTAGGAATTGTAAAGTTAAATGTTGCTGCACTAGATGTTCCAGAGTTTGTTACTGACGCATTAGTTCCTGCATTTCCTGTTGTTGTACTACCAACTGCTATGGTTGCAGCAGCACCGTCAGATCCATCATTACCTGCTACACCCTGAGAACCAGTACTTCCAGTACTACCAGTATCGCCTTTGGGAATTGTAAAATTTAAAGTAGCTGCTGTTGTACTACCAACATTAGTAACTGAAGCATTTGTACCAGCATTTCCTGTAGTTACTGTACCTATAGTGACTGTTGCAGAACCTTCACCTTGTGGTCCTTGTGCTCCATCAGCACCAGCAACGCCCTGAGGTCCTTGGGTGACAATTTCAACAATGGCAATAGGATTAGAAGAACTCATGATGTGTAACCTTCACTTATAAATAGTGTACCTTCTAAATAATACATTTTATCGCCATTAGGATCTGTTAACAAAACATCATATTCAAGAATATTTAAAGAAAACGTAGCAGTTTGAGTATCGGTTAATTTTAAATCAACAGTACCATTAGCTCTATCTGTGTATGTCACTGCAAAATCAGCATACTTATTGGTACGTTCTCTATCCCAAACTTGGGCATCTACTGTAAATCCTGTAATGTTAACTGCTGTGCTATTAGAATCTTTAAAAACTAAACGAACAGGAAAATCTGCTCTACGTTGTACGGTAAAGTTTTTCTTTGCTGTTTTAATAGCCATTAACTTCCCTCAAGTGCAGCAACTTTAGTTTCTAATGTCTCTATCTTAGCAACTGCTTCCTGCAATGCTTTAGTTAAAACAGAAACTATTGCATCAACTCGTAAAGATTGAACTTGATTTACCGCATCTTTTTCTCCATCAACTGCACTTGGTATTACTTCTGCTACTTCATGTGCTATAAAACCCTCTCTTTTCACTCCATCGGCTTTAAAAAGTAAATCTGTATTATCTGTAAATTCATAATTAACAGGTCTTAATTGTTTAATTTTATCTATACCTGATGCTGTTTGAGTTGTAATATCTTTCTTAACTCTGTAATCAGATGATAAAGAAACAGTTCCTTGACTAGCATTGTCAACCCATAGTTGCATAGCTGAACCTGTCCAGTACCAGTTATATCCATTTGATGTTGGTGCATTTGCTGTATTACCTTGTTTTCCAATTATCACTCTAGGAATAATATCACCACTTACATGAGACCCTGTACTGCTTGATCCTGTATGTTCAGCCCATTTGAAAGCACCAGCAGAATCAAATCTCCATCTTGTTGCGTTTGTAGAGCTAGAAGTATCACCTAAATTAAACTCAATCGTTCCACCATCTTGAGCGTTTAATTTAAATGCACCTGTTCCTCTATGAACTAGCTCTGTTGTAGCATTTGCACCTCCAGCTTGTCTAATAAATCGAGCAGCATAATCTGAATACGCATTTGAAGCTAAATCAAGATATGCTGTATGACTGTTACCTGAATCAGTTGCGTGTATTTGTAAATAAGCTTCACTGGTATTATTTGTAATAATCGCACCGCCACCATCAACTTGTAACATTTCTGCTGGTGCTGTAGTTCCTATACCGACTTTCCCATCACTAAGTATAGATGTTTTTTCAAGACCTGATATAAAAAAACCAAGCCTTGTATCAGCAGGTAATCCCATACCACTTTGCACAGCACTACCCGAACTATTTAAAAATCTATAACCAGGAATAGCTGATGTACCTGGTTTTGCGATATGCGTACCAGCAGAACTTCCTGTTGATATATCAACCACAGGTAAGAAAGCTGTACTGTTATGAATTTGATATTGATTACTACTTGTATTAGCCCAACTCATATAACTTTTTAAAGTATCTCCTGAAGGAGTAGTTCCAGTACTATTGTTACTTTTTAAAGCTTGTAAATTTGATTCAATATCAGTTCTAACAGTTTGACCTGATGCGTTAAGAATTATTGTGTCTAAATTAGCCATCTAATTACATTTACAAGATATTTCTATTATATTACACCTTTTTACCAAAGCCACTAGCAGTATATGTAAATTCTTTTCCTCCTTGAGACTGACCAGCACTATTGTAAAAAGTAACATTAAACCCTGTGCCACTAATACTAGTCACCTCGTAGTATTCGCCAGTTCCTAAATTTCGTGGATTAATAGTTACAGATGGATCACCAGCAGTAAAACCTGTAGTTGCACCTGAGCCTGTAAAAAATCCATTAGTAAAAGCAAAACTAGGGCCATTTGTTGAATTTAGTAATACACTTGTTTCAGTTCTTTTATTCATCAAAACTTTACAACCTAAAGTGTTAGTGCTGACATCTCCAATAATAATTCTTGTATTTTCTGCTGTTGTTGTAGTTTTTAATTTTAAAGTAAATTTAAAATATCTAGCACTTGCAACAGTTTCAATAAAATTATTTGCAGTGGTAAAACTTGAATTATCATCGCTGGTTTGTATCTGCAATTCTGCCGTTGCATTTTCTAAAACATCGCCATCAAATTTAGTTAAAGCATCTACACCACCTCCAATGATTGCACCATCAGAATTTAAAATTACTGTTGGAACATAACTATCAAAAAAAGTGTTATCAGAAAATCCTTCAAACCTTACAATACTTTCAAAAATAACACCAGAAAATTTAGCTCCTAAATCTAATACATTGGTAAATTGATATGAACCTTCTGAGAGTCCAGTATCTCCATCTAAAGTATCAAAATCACTGATTGTATCTATAAGTGCAGTGATTGAATCAATCAAGGTATTACTTGCACTTTGATTTATTTCCATTCCACTGCTATTTACAGTCAATGCAGTTTTAACTCCACCAAATGTTGTATTTTCTTTGATAGTTCCAATTAAATCACGATCTATTAAGTCAGGACTAGATATGATAACGCTTGCAGCGTTTTCTGATTGAATTAAGGTTTGATCTTGATATTTAATTAAATATTCTCCTGCAACAGTTGGCAAAATAACACTGGTTTGCGAACCATGAACAATCATTAATGTTCGAGAATTACCCCAAACGGCAGCACCACTGGTATCGTCATTATGTTTAATAATTACATGACCATTACTTGTTACATCTACATCTTGAGATAAAGGCCATGTTAATTTTAAATCTCCTGATTGAGTAAATTCAGAATTTAAACTTGTTGGAGATACAGGTGGTGCAAGTTTTCCAAAGTTTTGAATTTCTTGTATAGTTGGATTTCTTGTTATACCTCCCCTAGCATTAACTGAATAAACCTCAACTTGATAAGTACCTATAGAAGCATTTTCAATTTCAAAAGTAAGATCTTCAGTAACAAATTCTTTTAAATATTCACCATAATCAGCAAGAGGGTTCATAAATACTGATGGCTGTCCATAAATATTTGTTCCTTGATTAGATATAGAGCCAGGTTTAATTTTGTATTTAACAAGATATTTTTTTACACCTACAATATTTTCAAAACTAATTACTAATACAGAAATTACTTGACCTTCTTTTTGTCTTAATACAGTTACACCTGATAAAGAAGCAGGGCCACCTTTATCAGTATCAAAAATACTTGTTACTCTAGTATTTAAATGTTGTAGAGAATCAAGTCTAAATTGAGTAAAGTCTGGATTTTGTAATGAATCAATAGTTGAAATAGTAGAGTTATTGCCATCAATAAAATTATATTTTTCACAGTTATATGGAATCCCTGTAACTTTATATAAAATTCCATCTTGTTCTTCTAAATCAACAATTCTATATAACTGAGATTGAATAGTATTTTCAATTAACCAAACAGTATTTACTTGAAAAGTAGCATTACTGCTAGGTGCTAATGCAGAAGATAAAGTTACAACTTTACCACTAATAGAACTAATGTTTCCTTGTTGAGTTTTACCAGCACTATCTACAACTAAAATAGTTCTATCACCAGTAGCAGGTAAATCAGTTGAAGCACTGTCATCTACTGTTAAAGATGTTAAATCACCATTGCTATCTAAAGTGACAGCACTTACTCTTCCTGCTCTTCTAATTCCTGCTCTCACTGGATCGTTTATACCAACAACAGCACCAGGTCTAATAACAACTCCACTTTCAATAGAAATATCAAAGGTAACAACATCTGTTTCATTATTTTCAGTCCAAATTATATTTCTTCCATATCTAGCTGCTTGAAAGAAAGAAGTACATCCAAATGCTTTTACTTTTTTTATATTATGAGTTTTATTAAAAACTTGTTCGTTAGTTATTACTACAGTATCAAGTTGTCTTGAATCCATATTAAAATATTCAACAACAACTTTTCCATGTCTCGTTTTTAAACTTACTCCAGAATAAGAAAAGCCATTTATAGTATTAGCAAGAGAAAAAGTATAAACAGGTGTTTGATAGTTGCATGGATCTGCGTCATCTGGATTTATGGGTCTATCTTGAACAAGAGTTAATTGTCCACCTGACCAGATAGGGTAACAACGCATCATCCCACATATTTCTTGTATTAAATTAAAAGCTTCTGTAGTTTTATTTATAACACCGTTAAAAGCAAATCTAGGTTCTTGACCACTAGGAGTTGTCACTAATTGAGCACAATATTTACTTGCCTGATAAAAAGAATATAAATTAATTTCTGATTCTTGTACATAACTTCCAAATCCATATCTAGTGTTTGTAAGTAAATCTAAAAGTATAAAAGCTGGATCTGTTGTCCAAAATAAATTTGTAGTTATTTGTCCATTAAATATATAATTATCTGGATAAATTATTCTCCCATTATTAATATCAACAGTAGGAGTATTTCCAACGTACTCTTCAGGAATTTTTACTTTTATACCACGATAACGGAATGTTCTTTTTGGAATACTTTGAAATTGATAGGCATCAAATTGTAAAAATGAATAAGCAGTAAAAGGATAACTGAATTGACCATCTAGTACTATTTGTTTATTACCATTACCATCATCAATTTGAATATTAGTATCTAAAGTTTGTCCTTGATAATCTGTAGTTGGTTTTTGTATCTCTGTTAAAGATGAAAAAAACAAAAGATCTTGTATTGAATCATTAGTAAGATTATTATCACTAACTCTTTCTACTGTCACATTAAGAGGGTATCTTCTAAAACTATCTCTACTAAAACTTTCTGTGGCGAATACATATTCTCTTCTATACATATCTGAAGTTCTTCCAGAAAATTTATCTTGTTTCATTAAAGTTGGAGATGGATCTGCAATATCACCTACATATTGAAAAAATATTTTAAATTCAACTTCTCTACCTAAAAGATCACCTTTATCAGTTTGTTCTTGCAACTGATTAACCTGTAATGTTACTTTTACTCTTTCTGGTGCAACAGATTGTGTTGACGCTAAAGAAGGTCTACCAACATTTACTATTTTTGTTATAGGACTACCTTTATCAACTTGTTGAGTATTGTCATCAATAATATTTTCAGTCTGTAAAGTACCGTCAGTGGATAAGACTTGTTGATTCAATGTGCCATGTCTTACGTCAAAACCACCATCACTAGGCTTATCAAAACCATTAAAATTTGCAGTTTTATAAGTTCCGTCAGCATTTTTTGTGCCATCATTTTTATTTCTTATTGGAGTATCATCTAAAAAAATATCTTCATGAGCATATGCAATATATTGATCTTGGTCATTAGAAGCGAGTTCATATATTTCGTTGACTTGTAAAAGTTCTGAAGTAAGTTTTTTTGAAGGGGTTGCAAAACCCTCTGTAACTCCTTCAGAAAGTATTTCCATGACTTTACCTGTCTCAGTGTTATTTAAAGTATCAGGATCTTTTGTAGGTTGTCTTGAACCACCTCCTAAACTACCTGTAATAAAATGTTTTTTATCAGTCATCAGTTTGCAGTTCCTGTTACTAACCCATAATAATATCCATCATTAGCACCAGTGCTAGGTCTGTTACCACTTATATGGGTTCCAATAGTTTCTTTAAGATTACCAGGAAAATACTTGGTATTACCATTTTGTACATAAGCACTGTAGTTAAATTGATTTTGATTTTGTTGTCTAAAGGAAGTTATTAGTTCATCTCCATTGTTTGTATAACCTGTTCCTAAGTATGTGTTATTACCAACAACTGCTTCTATTTTGACTTGCGTAGATGACACGCTATAAATCCTGACATATCTTCTAAGAGATGTATCTGTATTGTCTCTATCATATTCTTCAACAGGATCTCCTGTATTTTCATCAATAGTAAGATTAGTTGTATTACCTCTATGATCTTGAGCAACACTAGAATTTGAGGTACTTGGTGAACCATCAGCAGATTCTATACCAGCACTGATAACAACCGATCCAACGATATATTCACCATATAAAATTGGAATTGGAACTGTAGCAAGTGTAGTGTTGATAGCGTTAGAAAAATTAGCTGATAATGGGTCTTCTGCATCAGGACGTATTTCTGGTGTAAATAAATCAGCAATACCTGATAACACTAGATAAGCTCCTACATAAGCTAATCCTTTGGAAATCATACCAACTTCGCCTAGCCCAACAAATTTACCTCCTGAAAAAGCAGCACCTAACCCTCCTCCACCCATGGGTCCACCAAAAGATATAAAAGATAAACCGATCAATGCTGCCCCTAATAATATTTTTCCAAAACCTCTTCCACTTCCAGCTATTACAGGTATTATTTTTATCTCAGCAATACCTACTGGGTCGTGTAGCTCAGTCTTATCTATATCTACATCATTAACACTGACTCTATAATATTGATTTGCCATCTCATGTTCTAGAGAAGGAAAATTAGCTATTAAAAATTTAACTGCTTCAGCAGTATTGCTAACTTTTGCTTTAAAAGATGAACTACCAGTAGTTTCTTTTAAATGACCATATAGTTTGATCTCAGTTAACATACCGATACCTCTTATGTGTACATCTTATATAAAATTCACTATAAGGTTCAATACAACTTAGTCTTTCATTGCAATGATGAGCAATATTTCCATGACCAACATAAACAGCAACATGACTAGGCTTGGGATGTAATAACTTCATAAGAAAAACATCACCCTTTTCAGATGACTCATTATCTCTTAACTGTCTAAAACCAGTTCGCCATGCATAACTTTCAAATAAAGGGTTTTTAAGAAATTCTTCTGATGTTAATGATCTTTCATAGTCTTTTAAATTTATGTTTTTAATTTCTTTATACCAATCTCTAACAAAAGAATAACAATCAGTTAATCCCCAAATCCAAGGTCTACCATATAATTTAGGTTTATATCCACTTGGTTTTAATTCTGACCAAGTATTTTCTAAAGGACTATAAATATACCAAGGAAGTTTTGAAGCTTCACAACTAATCTTGTCTGCATCAGATGGTTCAGAAGATCCTCTTGGATGACTATGAAATATGCCTACTATTTGACCTTGCTCTTCACAAGCAGCATAATTATCAGGATTTATTATAAAATTATCTTCATCTTTAGAAATATTTGGACAATAAAAAAATACCTCTTTACCTTTTATATTTACTACTAGACCACAGGTTTCTTTTGGACTTTCAACTTTACTATCTCTTATAGCTATTTGTTGCCACTGTTTCATCCTTTAAAAATACCTGCTGATGGGAATTGATCTCTAGTTACAAGTCTACGGGGAGCTTTAACTCCTGCTAAATCAAAGTTAGCAGCTAATTCAAATTGAACCACCTCTCTATTTTCTTCACTTTTTCTATCAATAAAATATATTTCTTGTGGAAACTCAGGATAACTAGAGTCAAAAGCATTGTAACTAGGAACTGTACTGTAATTAGAAGTTGGTAAAAACTTTTCTAATGTTCGTTTTCTAGTAACTTTTGCACCTGTAAGGTCATTATTAATTAATCCAGATAAATGAGGTGCATTTAACATTCCCGTGGTGACTGAATTAACAGCACCCAAAATATTAGTAAATGTTGTTAATGCGTTAGAAAAAGTTAATGTAGGTCTAGGTAGTTGCCCTCGACCAAATTTAAAGCCTTCAACTTTTACAGGTAAAGCAATATAATCTACAACTGTGTTACTTGTATCACCTTTGGTCCACTGTATTGAACCAAAATTATTATTGCTTGTTCCGTTATGAAAAAAATAACTTGTATCTATAGTTGCTGGTGGTACATAATGTACGCCACTAATTAAATCAACTTGAAAAAGTTCAATAATTGCAGAAGGATTAGATCCTTGTAAATCTTTACTTATTTTGATATTTGAATTTACAGGCCGACCTTGTTCATAACTTGATGTCACGCTTCAAACACCTCCCTAAATGTTGCTTGTATCGTTGCTCTATTTACATATGGAATCTGTTTAGTATAACCTTCACATACAAATTTAGATGAAGTAGATTCTCCAGGTGGTGTAAAACTAAAACTTACATTGTCTAAAGCTCTAGCATCAAAAAAATCTTCAATTTTAGTTGCGTCTGCTGCTGATACATCAAAGGTAAGATTATAAACTTTTGGATTTTGATGACTTGCTAATCCAAAAAGAATCCTTTGCTCAAAACCATCAGCGAAACTAATTGTCCTAATGTTTGGAGAAGAGTTTTTTCTTAAGTTATATTTTGGAGTAGTGCCACCAGTTGTCGTTCCAACATCAGCATCATTAAAAGTAAAAGTAGACATTATGCAAGTAATCCTCCTGGTCTTTTTTGTTGTATTAATTCAGATTGTACTGCTGCTGATATAGCAAGTCCAAGTTGTCTACCTTGTTCTTCATCACCTTCAGCAGAAGAACCAGAAGCATCTACGTTTACTACAATATTGGTTGAACCACCAAGCATTTCATTAGGTGTAATAGTTCCAGAAATACCTGGGGTAAATAATTCTGGACCACGTTCTCCTACGATTGAAGGTTTACCAACAGGAGGTCTACCTCCATTTGCAAACCCAAGAAACGGACTTACTGGGCTGGGTGGACCAGAAAAGGGATTAGCCATCCCATCTAAAAGGCTTAATCCATTAAAACCACCACCAAACATACTTCCAAACATTCCAAGAAATCCTTTTGATATTTGTGCAGCCATCATCTGTGCAGCCATATCTAAAAAATGATCTGCAATACGCATAAACATATTTCTAAATGCTTCTCCAACACTCATTGTTCCTTTGATTATTCCTTTAAAAGATTCTGAGAATGAAGAACCAAGTGTTTTAGATAATTCAACTATTTGAAACTGATTATCATTTAATTTTCTTATTTCAGCATTTACATCTTCTAATCCTTTTCTTATTCCACGATTAGCTGCTTCTGCTGCATCTCTATTTTGTATAAATTGATCTCTAACTTTTGTTAATCCCTCTATAAAATCTTGATTTTTATCTACTAATTCTTGTGTTGCATTTTTTTCTTGATTC